TATGTAGAGGAACGCGAATGGCAAAGTCAAAAGTCGGTTTAAACAAGAGTTCTTATAGTCCTGGGCCGCCTAAAAAATCTCGTCAGGGAACAGGAAATGGCACGAAGTATGCCGCATCTTCTCGCAATGGAGCTCCTAAAAAATATAGAGGACAAGGTAAAGGATGAATCCATACAGTCTAGAACTGTATACCTATCTTGCTCCTAGTAAAATTTGCAGTGGAGTCGGTGTCTTTGCCTTGATTGAAATTCCAAAAGACACGATCATTTGGAAAATCAGAGATGAGGCATATAAAGTGCCCTGGACTTCAATTCCAGAGAAAATTCATCAACACATAGTTTCAATGACTTGGTGTGATGAAGAAGGATTTTGGATTGATTGTCATTTAGATCGTTTTTATCAGGCGTATTATGTCAATCATTCTGATGATCCAAACTGTGGCGTCAATGAAGAAGAAGCATACATTACACTTCGCACCATCTTAAAAGATGAAGAGTTAACGTATAGATACTTAGAAGAAGAGAAAGATTGGTTATGAGTTGTCTAATTACAAATCTACCTGCACAAAAGGTTTGGGTTCGTAAAGAGTATCTGCGTGATTTACAGGATGGACACGGTGAGTTTGTTGAGGGTGTCTGGGTCTCGGCAAAGTCAATACCTGGACGTGCTTTTTATTTTGAGACTTATTTACCTGAATATGGAGCAATGTTTGATAAACTACCGATATCAGCATTTGTTGCATCTCCAGAAACTCCAACTCCTGATCTAGATCTCTCAAATTTACAGTTTTGGAACTGCATGGACTACGGAATTACTAATATTCATAAACAATTTACGGGATCCATGCGTTGGGTTGTGCGTACTCGTCATTTTGGTGAGATCAATGGGTCTTATATTTGCACACTCGATAACTATCACGAGTCCACAGACGAAATTGACTACAGTACAAGTGAAATTCCTCAAGAACACAAGTCATTTAATCTGTTAGAACTTGAAAATGGTCAGTATGCACTCTATCCAAACAACAGATGTCGCATATATGACGTGTCTTTGACTCCATCAGAACCAAAAATACCTGATTTTAAGGTTTCAACGCAGTGGTTTGAAGTTGAAAATGAACTTGAATGGGGTCGTTTAGGTGATTGTGATGAATATTTTTATACAACACCCGAAGAACGGGAAAATAAATAGATTTTTTACAAAAATTGAGTTGAAACAGTATTCAATGGGCAAACACCTGCTCTTAGAGGTGTATAATGTTGAGTTTGAAACGATTAATAACATACAATCGCTTCAGAATGCCATGATTACGGGCATTCAACGTGCAAAAATGGAGATTTTAAACACATTTTCTCATCATTTTGTGCCACAGGGGTGTACAATTGTGATTGCACTTGCAGAAAGTCATGTTTCTTGCCATACTTGGCCTGAAAATGGGTGCTTAGCGGTGGATGTGTATACCTGTGGCAATGGAGATCCACGTTTGATTGCCTTAGAAATCTTAAAATATCTCAATTCGGACTCATATTCGATACGTGAAGTAAATCGTTAAATAGAAACAAGGAGATAGCAACCTCCTTTATAAAAGTTCTGTTTTATTTACTAAAACAGGAGCTAAAATGTCTAATTCACCAGTCGATAGAAATTCAGACTATATGAAATCAATGTGGGGTACTACAAAACTCGTTACAGATTATGATGAAGTGTCTGAAAAAAAAGTTATTCAAGAAATTATGCATGATGATTTACATTCAAAAAAACATAATTTGATTGAACAAACAAATTTACATAAAAAAATTAGAAATGATGATGATTATGATGATTGGGAATATGGAACAGAACCAACTTATGAATCAATGTGATATTGGGCATAAATAAATCAGAAATTTCCATGCTCAAATGGCAATAACAAGGATATCCAGATCCTTCAAAGATATTAGTTTATCCTTTGAACCACATCCCGTGACGAAGGATTTACCTGTTATTAGGAATCAAAATGCCATTATAAGATCGATTAGAAATTTAGTTCAAACTATTCCTAGTGAAAAATTTTTTGACCCCGACTTAGGATCGGATGTTAGATCTTCTCTATTTGAATTTGTTGATTATGGTACTGCATCTATTATTGAAGATCAGATTCTTGAGACAATTAGGAACTATGAACCAAGAGTCGATAGAGTAGAAGTGAATGTTATCCCAGAACCAGACTCAAATAATTTTGAAATCTATGTGACATTTGATATTATTGGGCAAGAGTTTCCAACACAACAGTTTTCCTTCATCTTAGAGACAGCAGGATAAAATGCCTTTTACAAAATTTACTAATTTAGATTTTGATCAAATAAAAACTTCTATCAAAGATTATCTTCGTGCAAATTCTGACTTTACAGATTTTGACTTTGAGGGATCCAATTTTTCTGTCTTGATCGATACTTTAGCGTATAATACTTATATTACGGCGTTTAATTCAAATATGGTTGTTAATGAGTCTTTCTTAGACTCAGCAACAGTCAGAGAGAACGTTGTTTCACTCGCTAGAACAATTGGATACGTGCCAAGATCTAGAAAGTGTGCCGAGGCAGTTGTTTCATTTACAGTTCAAACAACTGCGAATACAGATGTAATAACATTAGATCCTGGACCAATTTGTGTTGGCACTAACGATGGCACATCTTATGTTTTTTCCGTACCACAAAGTATATCTGCATCGGCAATTTTAGGGAATAATAATATTCGAACTGCATCATTTAGTGACTTAACAGTATATGAAGGGACGTATCTAACTAAGCAATTTGTTGTAGATGGTTCTCTAGATCAAAGATTTGTTCTAGATAATCCAAATATAGATACATCAACAATTAAAGTCTTTGTCAAGGGAATAAGCGATAGTGGTGTTGGTAATGAATATTTTCTTGTAGATAATATTATTGATGTAAAATCAACTTCTGAAATTTACTTAATTCAAGAAATTAATGATGAAAGATATGAATTACTATTTGGTGATGGTATTTTTGGTAAAAAATTACAAAATAACTCAGTTATTACCATTAGTTACTTGATTACCAGTGGTAAAGATGGAAATGGTCCAACTAACTTTAGTTTTTCGGGTACGATAAAAGATGCTGGAACTTCCTCTACACCACCGAATACTATCATTCCATTATCAGTATCTACAATTACAACTAAACAATCAGCAAGAAACGGTGCAGAAATTGAATCTGTAGATTCGATTAGATATTATGCACCGAGGGCGTATGAATCACAGTCAAGAGCGGTTACGTCAAGAGACTATGAATCTATCATTAAGAATAAAATATACTTAAATACTCAATCTGTTTCAGTGATTGGTGGAGAGGAATTACAACCTCCCCAGTTCGGTAGTGTTTTGATTAGTATTAAACCAAAAAATGGTACATTTGTATCTGATTTTGACAAGACACAGATATTATCAAAATTAAGACAATATACTGTTTCGGGAATCAGTCCAAAAATTATTGATTTGAAAGTTTTATATGTGGAAATTGACTCAGCAGTTTATTATAATAACGCTCAAATTTCCAGTGTTGGAACTCTAAAAACTAGAGTTATAAATTCACTAACAAAATATTCTGAATCGATCGATTTGAATACATTTGGTGGTAGATTTAAGTATAGTAAAGTTTTACAAGTTATTGATAATACCGACAATGCAATTACTTCTAATATTACAAAAGTTATAATGAGAAGGGACTTACGAGCCCTTGTAAATAAATTTAGTCAATATGAACTATGTTTTGGAAATCAGTTCCATGTAAATCCAAATGGATTTAATATAAAATCAACTGGATTTAAAATAAAGGATGAAGAAGATATTGTATATTTTACGGATAAACCAAATGATGACGGAAAAACTGGAACTTTATTATTGGCTAAGTTTTCAGATTCTATTAACAATAGTACTTCAACAGTAAATATAGTTGCGCCTGCTGGAACTATAAATTATGAAAAGGGTGATATACTTATTAATACGATTTATTTTACTTCCACAGAAGTTGCAAATGACATTATTGAAATACAGGCATTTCCAGAGTCAAATGATATTATTGGATTGAAAGATATCTACTTATCATTTGATATTTCAAAAAGTAAAATAAATATGATAAGAGATGTAATATCTTCTGGAGATGATATCTCTGGTGTAACATTTTCTAAGGAATCATACAGGTCAAGTTATTCTAATGGGCAATTAAAGAGGCAGTAATATGATATCTACTAGTTTTGAAACTAGAATTAAGATTCAACAAATTATTCAAAATCAACTTCCAGAGTTTATTTTGGATGAGAGTCCAAAAACATCTGATTTCTTAAAACAATATTACATATCACAAGAACATACTGGTGGACCAGTTGATATTACAGATAATTTAGATCAGTATCTAAAGTTAGATAACCTAACTCCAGAGGTGGTTATTGGATTTACAACGACTACCAATTCTACCACTATCTCTGCTGCAACAATTAACGTTGCAAGTACAAAAGGATTTCCAGAAAAATACGGATTAATTAAGATAGACGATGAAATTATTACATATACTGGTATAACTACAAACTCTTTCACTGGTTGTATTAGAGGATTTAGTGGAGTTACTAACTTATATCAAGATGTAAACAAAGAAGAACTTATATTCGAATCAACTGAAAAATCAACACATAATACTAATTCTAAAGTAACGAACCTTAGTATTCTTTTCTTACAGGAATTTTATAAAAAAATTAAGTATTCTCTAACTCCTGGACTAGAAGATACTAATTTTGTTTCTAATTTGAATGTAGGTAACTTTATAAAAGAGGCAAAATCTTTTTATAGATCTAAGGGGACAATAGAATCTTTTAAAATACTTTTTAATGTATTATTTGGAGTTACACCTAAAGTAATAAATTTAGAACAGTATTTAATTAAATCATCTTCTGCATCCTATGTTAGAAGACAAATTGCTTTATCAGAAAGATTGTCTGGAGAACCAACTAATCTTATAGGACAAACAATTAAGAAACAAGGTGATGAAAAAACCACAGCTACAATTTCTGAAGTTGAAATTATAACAAGACGTAATAAAACATATTATAAATTGCTTATTTTTGTGGGGTATGATGATGCCACATCTTATATAACTGGGAATTTTACAATTACACCCAGCACTAAAGTTTTAGAATTAATTCAACCAGGATCAACAATTATATCAGTAGATTCAACGATTGGTTTTTCAAATAGTGGAAGTATATTTTATAAAAATCAAAGCACTGGCCAAGAACATGAAATTTTTTATACCAGTAAAAGTGTAAATCAGTTTTTTGGATGTTCCACCTCAGGAAACTCTTCTATAGGTATATCTATTCCAACCCAATCCATCGTTAGAACTAGTGAAATATATTTTGGTTATGAGAATGGAGATACTTCGAAAAAAGTAGAATTGAGAATAACTGGAGTTGTGAAAGATTTGACTATCTCTAACAAGTTTCAGTATGATTTTATTCCAGGTGATGAAATTTATATTAATTACTTGGGAGAGGTTATTAAGAAATCAGATGAACCAACTTATAAGGAGATATTATCCAACAGTTGGATTTACAATACAAGATCGAGTTATCAAATTGATACTTTCGACTCATCTGGTAATACCTTAGTAACAAAAAGTGATATTGAAGATGTTAGTCTGAAAAAAGGTGATACTGTCGAAATCTTAATTAGAAATAGTCAAAATATAGTGAATGGATATCAAAATGTAGGAATCGTAGACATTGTAGGCAAAGAAATTACGTTAGATACTTCATGCGTTGGATTAGGAACAACTGCATTAGAATATGATCTTAGGAGAAAACTAAAGAAATCTAGTTCAACATTTATACCTCTGGAATTTTCTCCAAATGTACTTTCAGATGTTCAAAATGTTTATTCTGATACAAGTGAAGATGATAGTTTTATAGATAATCTTTATGTTGCTGCAAATTCTCTACCATCTTACGCAATAGAAACAAAAACATTTAAGTATAATCCAGTTTCATTGTCTGGATTTGATCCAGATGAAGGAAAATCGAGCGCAATTGATTTTGCAAATGAAGTATCTTTTATATCAGGTCATAGAGTTTACTATCAATGTTCGGGGAATCCAATTATTGGATTGACCTCAGAAACATCATATTTTGTTGAGGTCTTATCGAATAAAAAATCAATAAAACTTTATTCATCACTATCATTTGTGGGAACATCCGATGTTGTTTTCCTTGGTGATGAACAAAAAATTATACCACCTGGAACACATCAATTTATACTTTACGATCAAAAAGAAGACTTAATATCTCCACAAAGTATTTTTAGAAAAATAAGAGTAAATCCAGATATTGGATCTAATGATAAAATTAGCACAATTCCTGGACCTGTAGGAATATTAAAAGATGGAGTTGAAATTTTCAATTATAAAACTAACGATAAAGTTTATTATGGTCCACTAGATAGCGTTACGGTCCTAAATGGTGGGGAAAATTTTGATGTCTTAAATCCACCAAAATTAGATCTATCTTATGGTGAAGCAAAACTACAACCAGTTCTTAGTGGTTCTATTGAAAAAGTTTATGTGGATAGACAAGATTTTGATATTGATGTTTCAATATCTATTGGATATAGTGGTGGAAACGGAAGCGGGGCAGTGTTTAAACCTGTTATAAAAACTTTTACAAGGGAGGTTTTATTTGATGGAAGAAATTTTACTGATGGTGGTGGTTTAAATACAGATTCTGAGACAATAACATTTGAATCTGATCATGGTTTTGTAGATGGGCAACCGATAATTTATGATAATAACCTGAATCTTTCTATAGGAATAGGAAGTTTTGATGGTTCTAATTTTATACAATATAAAACATTACTCAATAATGAAATTTATTATCCAAAAGTACTGAATATTAGAACTATTAAATTACATAATAGTTCTATTGATGTTTTTACTGGTATCAATACTATTGGGTTTACCACAGAAAATGCTACTGGAATTCATAAATTTAAGACACTACCTAAAAAAACCTTATCAGAAATAAAAGTAATAGAACCAGGAAGTGGATTTCAAAATAGAAAATTAATTGTAAAACCTAATCAAATCCTTCCAACAGATTTTTCAATTAATTTTAAGAATCATGGATTTTTAGATGGTGACTTAATTAATTATAATTATGAACCAAATCTAACAACTGGAATATCAACTCTCGTAACTGGTTTATCTACATCTAAGCAATATTATGTATTAAAAACGAATAATGATTCTTTTAGAATTTGTGATGCTGGAATAGGAGGCACAGATAAAACAAATTACAATAAAAGAAAATATGTGCAATTTACAGGAGTTTCAACTGCAGCAGGATATCAAATATTTTCATATCCAGAACTTTCATTATCAGTTAATTTTTCATCAATTGGTATAGGAACAACTCTACCAGTAAAGGGTAGTATCACAGCAACACCTGTTGTTCGAGGTAAAATAACGGATGTTTATCTATACGAAAATGGATCTAATTATGGTTCTAGTATTATAAATGTAAATAATAATCCAAAAATAATAGTCAGAAATGGAAAATTTGCACAATTGAGCCCAATTATTGTAAATAGTCAAATTATCGATGTACAAGTTCAATATGGAGGACAAGAATATTTTTCTGTTCCTGATATAATAGTTAATGGATCGGGGAGTGGATGTACACTAAGAGCTATTGTTCAAAATGAAAAAATTAGTAGTGTAATAGTGGTAAATCCAGGTTTTGGATACTCTACAACTGATACATCAATCTTGGTGAAATCTGCGGGTCAAAATGCAAAATTTGATTCTAGAATTAGGGAACTTACTGTTAATAGTTCATACGAATATGGTATTCAAGACACATTATATAGATCTCCCGCTAGTGATATTGTTTTATCAAGTAAAAGTAATCTACAATACTATGTTGTTGGATATAATCAGTATTTAATTAATTATTTCAATGATAATGGAGTGAATCATTCTCCTATTATTGGATGGTCCTATGACGGAAATCCAATATATGGCCCATATGGACATGATGATCCAAGTAATCTTAATTCAAGTGTAAGATTGATGATACCTGGATATTCTTATAGTGCAACTAATGTAGAAAATAGACCTGTTGGATTTAGCTCTGGATTTTTTATTGAAGATTATAGATATACTGAAAATGGTGATTTAGATGAATATAATGGAAGATATTGTAAAACTCCTGAATTTCCAAAGGGGGTTTATGCATATTTTGCTACTGTAGAACAGAATCCATCTGGACAGTATGTGGGTAGATTTCCATACTTCATTGGTAATCATTATAGATCATATTATAATCCAGAAGAGACTTTATTAGATCAATCTTTTGATTTTAATGCTAGCAATCTAATAAGAAATACGCATCCATATAAAATTGGTGATAATTATGCTGGTAATGATTTTATTATTGAGTCTAATGAGATTGTAAATCAAAAAACCATTATTGAGTCAGTATTTTCTGGAAATGTAGATGGTTTTGATATTGTTAGTTCGGGAAATAACTATAAAGTTGGGGATCAACTTTTATTTTCCACAAGTAAGTCAGAAGATCTTGTTGTAGAGATTACTGAGGTTGAGGGTGAGACCATCACAAGTATAGCCACTACTTCAGTTACATATGAAAATGCAAAACTAACTTGGGAAAATGGTAATAGTGTAAAAGTAACAATTACACCAAATCACAATTTTATAAATGAAGATAAAATTACTATTTCAGGAGTCAGTACATCCCTGTCAAAAATCAGTGGAACTTATAGGATTGGACTAACAACTTATACTTCAATATTATCTGAAGATATAGGCACTTATGCTTCTACAGGAATACACACAGATATTTCGGTTTCTAATATTCCGTCCAATATCTCTATTGGGAGTAGTATAAAAATAGAATCTGAAATACTAACCGTATTAAATATTTTTAGTAGTTTTATTAGGGTAAAACGGTATTCTGGAATAGCGACTTCACATACATCTCCAACTCCGATATATTTTATTCCAGATTCTTTTACTATTCCGAAAAAAGTACAACGTTTTTCATCAACCTTAAATGATGTAGTTTATTTCAATCCAATTTTATCGGTTGGTGTTGGAACCACACCTGGGACAACGATAAGTAAATCTTACAATATAGGGGATACGCAATATACTGTTTCTATACCTACTCAAAGTATATACCTTCCAGATCATCCATTTAAGACTGGAGATAGAGTAACTTTTAGTAGACCTGCAAGCACTAGTGATATAACTTATTCACCCAGTATAACTGGAACACCATCTTTTCAATTCTTTTCAGTTTCTAATACTCCTTCAGTTTATATAATCAATAAATCAAAAGATTTAATTGGTATTTCTACTGACATTGCTGGAATATCAAGTGGTGGAGGAGTATATTTCCTATCAAATGGAAGTGCTAATTATGAATATTCATTTACCTCTCAATACTCTCAAGAAACAGCATTAATTAACCAATTCAAAACTACAGTATCAACAGCAAATTCCAGTAAGTTGAAAGATGGTGATATTGTAACTCTTAATGTAAAACCGAATATCAAAACAAGTTCTTTACCAGTTGGATTTGGAACAACTAGTGTCACTACATCTACAATAATAAGATATAATTCTACAAAAGGATTATTATTAGTAAATCCTCTTGGATTTAGCACATTAGGAATTAGCACAGAAAATGATACTATTACACTCCCTAATCACAATCTTAAGTCAGGGGATAAAGTTCATTATACTGGTAATGGAAATGCACCTGTTGGTTTACTTGATGATAATGTTTATTTTATTAAAAAAATTAACAATAATGTAGTAAGTCTTTGTGAATCATATAACGATTCTGTCTCTACTAATGGTGAAGTCATAAACACTCAGTCTCTTGGTGGTAATACTCAAGAGATTAGTCTTATAAATCCAGAAATAAAAGTAACAAAAAATACTGATTTAGTTTTTGATTTGTCTCACGTTTCATTAGTGGGATTTGACTTCAATATTTTTCATAATGAAAACTTTAGTAAAAAATTTGTATCAGTTGCAAAAACAGATAATTTTATTGTTTCTGGAGTTGGAACCATTGGTGTATCAACTTTTGCCTCCTTAACTGTAAGATATTCTGATGATCTACCAGAAAGATTGTATTACAATTTAGAAAAAAGTGGATATATTAGCACGTCAGATAAAGATGTTATTGATGCTAATCAAATAAAATTTGTTGATAGTGAGTATTCTGGTTCTTATGCTGTTTATGGAGTTGGCACTACTACTTTTGCAATAACAATAAAAAATTATCCAGAGAGTCTTACTTATAATCAAAGTCAATGTGATACATTAGTATACTCTACTAAGTCTGTATCTGCTATTGGTGGAATTTCTAAAATAAAAATTTCTTCTACAGCAACTTATAAAGAATTGCCTAGATTTGTGGGGAATAAAAAAACAGATGGTGGTGTAGGTGCTTATATAGTTGCAAAATCAAATTCAATAGGAAAAGTAAATGAATTAAGAATTATAAACTCTGGATTTGATTATGCCTCAGATGTCACTCTTAGACCAACAGCATTATTTCCACAAGTTGTCTCAATTGAGTCTTCTAATACTATTACAAATATAGATGTAGAATTTGGTGGAACAAATTATATTACACCTCCAGAAGTAGTAATTATTGATACAGATTCAAGAGATGTAATTAATAGTGGAGATTTAAGATCCAAACTAAGAGGTTCAACAGTTGAATCAGTACAAATACTAAGCAAACCCACTGGTTTACCAGCAATTCCAGTTACACTAAGAACAGTAAATAATTCTAATGGAGTTTCTATAAGTTTAGTAGAGAGTTCATCATCTGGAATTGTTACATGTATACTGAGCACTCCTTTAGCTGGATTTGGAACAGATCCATTTGCATCTGGAGATCTTATTTGGGTTGAAGGTATACAAAAATCTGGAGTCGATGGAACAGGATTTAATTCATCTGATTATGGATATAACTTCTTCACTGTTGCTAATTATTATCCTACTAATCCTGGAAAACTTGAATTTAATGTTTCTGGAGTTACCACAAATCCAGGAATTGCAAAAACTGTGCAAGATGCGTATGCGTCAATTATTAAGTACGATAATTATCCCAGATTTTCTGTTTTGCAAAAACATTTAGATTTCTTTGTTGGTGAAAAGATTTATGTTAATAGTGGGTTTGGATTTGAGAGTACAGACCTAGTTGTATCTGCTTCTAGCACTAACTTTATTAGATTAATAGGTAGAACAATAGTAAAAGTTGGTGATATCATCAAAGGATTTGAGTCTAATAGTATTGCAAGCATAAACACAGTCAAAAAAACAACTGGAACATTTAGTGTCGGGGCATCTAAAGAAGAAAGAATTGGTTGGAGCGATGAAACGGGCAAATTGAGTGAAGATTCTCAAGTATTGTCTGATAATGATTATTATCAAAATCTTTCATATTCAGTAAAAAGTCCAAAAGAATGGAATCAAATAGTAACACCAGTGAATAGATTAGTTCATTCAGTTGGACTCAAAAATTTTGCAGATACTGAATTACTTAAGTCTGTTCAATTTAATGGAATAGGATATACGGGTGCCGCTCCAGAATCTGAAACTCTAATTATTAACGATTTTATTGATGAAAGACGAGTTGATACTATCAATAATTTTGAATTAGTTTCAGACACTGATGTAGACGTACAGTCAACTCCATTAAGATCTAAATTTATTAAGTTTGATAATCTAAATCTTTCTGATTACGTTGAAGTAAGAAGCAATAGGGTTCTAACAGTCGATGATATTAGTGACGAATTTTCTAGTCTTGAAGATCTTAAACCAAATTATTCAGTTGTTGCAGAGTTAGACAACACTCGGAGACTTAATAGATTCTTAATTCAAACAATCGTAGATAGCACCGATGTCTATGGAAAAACTGTTGAACTTAATGAATTAGTTGTTCTCAATGATTCTAATTCAGTCTTTAATTTGAAAAAAGGTAATATATCAAATAATGATGTATTAGTGGGAGATTTTTATGGAGATATTGATGAAATAAGTAAAGAAATATACGTAAGATTTGATGCACAAGATTTACTCAATACAAATTACAACATAAAGTATCTCCAAAGCGAATACACAGGACTTTCTGTGGGAGTAGGATCTACTGATATTGCATTCGTTAAGTTACTTTCATCAAATACTAATATAGGTATTGGAACTACAACAAATATTTTATCTTTGAATAAAGATACTCTTACATCATTTTATGGTAATTTTGCAGTTGTATGTGATACAAATAATACTATGAACTATGTGGAGGTATATGTAACACATGATGGAAATAATTCATTCCTTTCAGAACTTTATTTTGATTCTACAAATAATGAATCTAGTACTACGCCGATTGGAATATTTACATCATACGTTTCGGGTAATCTTCTAAAATTTGATTTTTACAATACATTTACAGATGGAGTAAAAATTATTGGAAGATCTGTTGGATTTGGAAGCACTTCTGTTGGAATAGATGGAGTGCATAGATTTAAGTTATCTGGACAACCATCTGGAGCAGAAAGAACAGCGATTTACAAAACAAATTGCACTATTAGTACAGCAGGAGTTACTACTGCGACAGTTCTTTCTTTTGATAAAAATCTATTCAGTTCCATAAAAGCAACAGTGCAAGTTGGATTAGGAAATACTAATACTTTGCATCAAGTTCTTTTAGTTCATGATAAAAATAATATTTTTACAACACAATATCCATTTTTATCACCAAATCAACCTCTAGGAATTGGATCTTTTGGAGGAATTTTCAATGGTAATGATGTAATACTAGAATTTTATCCTGATTCTGGAATAACAACAAGTATTAAGATACTATCATTTAGCGAACAAATATATGAAACCACCGATGAAGTTAATACACCACCAAAATTAGATTATGGATCTGTCAGAGATTCTGTTGGGATTAAGAGGGCATTTGGATTGAATTCAGATGAACTAAATGTAACACAATTTGAAACAAATTACAATGGTGTTCCCATTTTTATGAAAACAATTGATCCTTCAGATACAACTGTTTTCAATTTACAAACTGGTGTATTTAAGGTCACAAATCATTTCTTCAGCACGGGAGAGGAATTAATTTACCAACCAACCTCAACATTTTTAGGTGTAGCAGCAACTGCATTTGATATTGTCTCTACACTTGACTGGACTGGAGTATCAACAACTGTGTTACCGTCTAAAGTATATGCAATTAAGGACAATAATGATGAATTTAGAATAGCAAGTAGAAAACAATATGCTGATTCTGGTATCGCAGTAACATTTACATCTATAGGTGGTGGTAATGCTCATTTATTTGAAATGTTCAAAAAAAATGAAAAAACCATCATTACTTTGAATAATTTAGTACAGTATCCACTGGCATATTCTGACTTAGCTTTCACTTTAACACAAAATGTTGGTGCTGGCGATACAGTATTTCCACTAAGTGGAATCTCTAGTGTTAATCCAAAAGATCTTGTAAGAATAGATGATGAATATTTATTCGTTACTAATGTTGGATTAGGAACTTCTAGTATTGGCCCAATTACATTTACAGGCAGTTTTCCACTAATAGAAGTTAAGAGAGGATCTGTTGGGACTGCGGCTACAAGTCATACATCAGCGACTACTTCAAGAATTTACAGAGGATCGTATAATATTGTAAAAAATAAAATTCACTTTACAGATCCTCCAAGAGGTGCTGGATTCTTTGTATCTGATAAAGATGAAAGAAATCTTACTAGGGATAAGGCATCGTTCTCTGGTAGAGTTTTCTTGAGAAAAAATTATGCTACAAATCAGGTATATGACAGTATCACTGAAAAATTCACTGGTATTGGTGCAACATTTACCTTAACGGCACAAGGAATCAATACTGTTGGATTGGGAACAACTGGTGGAAATGGAATCGTATTCATTAACAGTATATTCCAAGCACCAACGACAGAAAATAACTTAAATAATAATTTTGCAATTATTGAAGTTGTTGCTGTAGCTGGATTTACAAGTGTAATATTCAGTGGAATAACAGATACAAATGGTAACCTGATTATTTCAGATTTTGATATCAATAAAAATCAACTTCCTAGAGGTGGAGTTATCGTTTCTATAGGATCTACAGTTGGGGTTGGATATGCCCCTCTAGTCGGCGCTAATGTCGTTGCACGACTAAGTGGACTAGGTACTATCACAAGTATTGAAACCCCCCCTCTAGTCGTTTCTAACAAGGCTGCAGATGCATCTAGAGTAATACTTCAGAATAAGAGATTAATCGCTGAAGAATCTGTTGGAATAATGCTGAGCGCATATCCTGGATTTGCTGTTCCTGGTGGTAACATATCTTGTGAGGATGATATTGTAAACGTTTTAGAATCCGTATCACATAATTTACAATACGGAGCAAATGATCTAACTTATGATGCTGGTCTACTTTATATTACTAATACTTATTTGTCTGGCGAAGAAGATGAAAGCATATATGCATTCCAACAAGCTAGAGATTTGGCAATTTTGTCAATGAAAAATATTGGTATTGGAACATCAACATCAGCGACCATTGGTATTACAACAACAATGATAACTGGTATCAATACATCAGGATTATCCATTGGAAAACAAGTAAGATCTTTACCAAATCTAATTCAATACGATACCAAAATTTCTTCTATTGGAATTGGAAGTATTTTTATCAATAAAGTATCTTTAAATTCAGTCGCTATCACAACTTCAATTATCATTTCACAATATTCAACTTTACCACAATATTTTGACCTGACAATTACAGGAGATGTTTCTGGAGTTGCTGGAGTTTATAATTCTAATGATTGTGCTGATATTTCTTCTTCTATAGGTTCTCTAGTTGGTATTGTAACCAATGCGATTGGACTTGGAACTTTACCATCGACAAGAACACAAGTACAACAATCAGGTAGTTTTGGATCTGGTTATAATGGTCAAGTTTCGGTTGCTATTACAGATCCATCCCATACTGGAACCGCAGCATCTATTACTGCAACTGTTGGTGCTGGTGGGACATTGACATTCAACGTAGTTAGTGGTGGTAGTGGTTATGTTTCTCCAACAATATTTGTTCGACCCCCATGTTATGATAATGTAAGCGTAGAGGGCACATTTAGGGTTGGTATTGGAACCACTACAGAAACTGGAATAGGTCTTTTACTAGATCTTGAGGTTGGTGTATCTGATAGAGATCCTATCAGTGTTTCTAATAAAGCTGCCGATGCTGCTACATTGATTAAGGCAAACAAACTATTAATTGCAGAGGAAGCAGTTGGTGAAACATTACAAGCTTTCCCTGGATTCTCTATTCCAGGGGGAAATCAAAATTGCACAGACGATATTCAATTAGTTCTTGAATCTCTTGCATTCAACTTACAGTTTGGTGGAAATAACAAAGTATATGATGCTGGAAAAATCTATATTGATAACGGATATCTTGCTGGCGAAGAGGAACAATCAGTTTTTGCTTATGATAAAGCAAGAGATTTCGCAATTGATGTGATGAAAAATATTGGTGTTGGTAACTCTGTATCAGCGACCATTGGTATTACAACGACAAGTATAACTGGTATTGATACTACTGGTCTTACAATTAATAAACAAGTTAGATCATTACCAAACGTCATTCAATACGATACCAAAATTTCCTCCATTGGAATTGGAACTATTTTTATTGATAAATTATCTCTAAATTCAGTCGCTATCACAACTTCAATTATCATTTCAGAACATTCATCACTACCACAAAACTTTGATCTAACGATTACAGGAGATGTTTCTGGAGTTGCTGGAGTTTATAATTCAAATGATTGTGCAGATATCGCTTCTGCAATTGGATCTCTTGTTGGTATTGTAACTAACGCAATTGGTTTGGGAACTTTACCACAAAGTAAAGTGGGTGTTGCTGGTTCAGTATTTGAAATTAGTGGATTCAAAATTAAGAGACCTGGATATGGATTTAGAAGGGGTGATAAATTTAGACCAGTAGGACTAGTGACTGCCAAGGGACTTGCAGAACCTCTGGTTCCATTTGAACTTACTGTTGTTGATATTTACAATGATAGTTTTGCATCTTGGCAATTTGGTGAGCTCAATTACATTGATTCAATTAAGAATTATCAAGATGGTGTAAGAACAAGATTCCCATTATTTTACAAAAATCAACTTCTAAGTTTTGAAACAAATGCCAATGATTTAGATTCTCAATTAATTGATTTTGACGCGCTACTAGTAATTTTTATCAATGGTGCTATACAAGAACCCAAAAAAGCATACACATTTGATGGTGGAACATCATTCGTCTTCAATTTCCCACCAAAACCAGAAGATAATATTTCTGTATTTTTCTATCTTGGCACAGCTAATGAGGATTCAGTATCTGTTAATGTTGTCGAAACAATAAAACCAGGAGATCAAGTTCAGATTATCTCTAGTAATACAGATTTGCAAAATACAGTTTCACAAGATAAAAGAACAATTATTGATATCGTTGCTTCTGATAAGATAGAAACAAACCTTTATCTTGGAAATGGAATTGATGCTTCACGTTTACGTCCATTAGCTTGGACTAAACAAAAATCAGATTTGTTTATCAATAATACTATAATTCCAAAAACAAGAGACTCTATAGAAACTCAAATATATCCAGCGGCGAGAATAATTAAGGATCTTAGTTCCAGTTCATCTGTGTTATTTGTTGATAATGCTGATTTCTTCAATTATGAGGGAAAAAATCCAACAGAATTTGGTGCAGTGATTCTCGATCAATATAATGATCCCGTTTCTGCTGGAATAACTGCCCTTGTTTCTATAGCAGGAACAATACAATCATTAATTATCAACCAAAATGGTAGTGGATTGTCAACTTCAGCAACTATAAAAATATCTCGACCAAAGAGAATTGGTGTTGGAATCGGTACTAGTGCAACAGCATCTATTACCATTGTAAATGGTTCTGTAACAACAGCACAAATTACAAACTCAGGTTTTGGATATACTTATACAGCGCCTCCTCAAGTCATTGTTTCACTGCCCAAAGAATCTATTGATTTCATCAAAAAAGCACAACTTGTGAATGGTTACGATGGTAAAATTGTTGGCATTGCAACTACTACTGGAATTGGCGTTCCATTGGCACTCAAATTTACTTTATCTAGAGATCCTTTGACATTCCCAACACTAACAACTGGATTCCCACTTTACATTACCGATACTAGAGTTGGAAATGGAGTAACTTCTGTTGATACTCATGATGATAGTATTATTGGAATTGGCACAACTTGTCTGGATAACATTTATTACATACATGCATTTGATTCAGTAACTGGAATTGCAACATGTAACATCAAATCTAATACTAGCGTTGTTGGTATAGTGACTACTGGGACATTCAATAATCCAGCGGGAAGATTTACTTGGGGTAGAATTTCTGCCTTTACGAGATCATCAAGTCCAATTTCTATAGGGGTTACTGGAAAAACAGTTACTTCTGGATTAAGTACATATCCAATCATTCAAAGAAGAGATACTGGATTGAGAGATACTGGTGGACTTACAAAATCAATATAAATAGAAAAAAAATCTAATATATGGCTGCAATAGTAACAGATCAATTTAGAATCATTAATACATCTAATTTTGTAGATTCTATTGAGAATTCTTCTAACTCATATTATATTTTTCTTGGTCTACCAAATCCAGAAGAGCCTGGATTTGGTAGGAATTCTAATTGGGATAGAAGTGATATACCAGATCCATCACTCGCTGTTGTTCCCAATCCTGTAGATAATTTTGATTCCTTATCTCATAATGGAGACACTTCTATTTTTGGAAAAAAAATAATTAGTGCAAATGTAAGAAGAGTTATAAGAAAAGTTGAGTGGACAAGGGGTGTAAAATATGATATGTATCGACATGACTATAGTACCTCTAATTTGTCATCTATCACTAAAAGATCTAGATTATATGATTCTAACTATTATGTGATCAATTCAGATTTTAAAGTCTATATCTGTATAGATAACGGTAGTTCTGGAATCAATACAACTGGAAACTCTTCCCAAGACGAACCAAAATTTACAGATTTGGAACCATCTAAAGCTGGAGAAAGTGGTGATGGATATCTTTGGAAATATCTATTTACGGTTGCTCCTGGTGATATAATTAAATTTGATTCCACTGAATATATTGCTGTCCCTAATAATTGGTCAACAACTACAGATTCTCAGATTGTATCCGTTAGAGAAAATGGAGACTCTTCAATAAACAATAACCAGATTAAGAAAGTTTATATTGATAATAGAGGATCTAGTTATTCATCAGGAGAAGTTGATATCTTAGGGAATGGCACTGGTGGTAGAGTTTTTATTGACACAAATGCTAATGGAGAAATAGTAAATGCAATTGTAACTTCTGGAGGACAAGGATACACCTATGGTATTGTAGATCTTGGTATCTTACAACCAGCTGGAACAATCCCAAACCCAGCAAAACTTATTCCTATTATTCCACCATCTAGAGGTCATGGATTTGACATCTATAAAGAATTAGGAACCGATAAAGTATTAGTGTATGCTAGATTCGATGATTCAACAAAAGATTTTCCAGTAGATACTAAATTTTGCCAAATTGGAATATTAAAAAATCCTGCAAAATTTATTTCGACAGAAATATTTACAGAAAATGAATTCTCCAGTCTCTTTGCATTAAAAATGAATGCATCTAGCCTAAACGTGTATTCGCCACAAGTTGGTGAAATAATTGAGCAGACACTGAGTAATGGTAATAAAGCAGTAGGATACGTTGCATCTTTTGATAGTACAACTAAAGTATTAAAATATTTCCAAGATAGATCTCTTTACTACAGAAGATCCGTCCCTTATGATCAAACAGATTATACTGGAGTAACAACTTCTGCTAACGTGGTTTCTAATAAATTTAGTATAACTGGTAGCGCAATAGTCGGAAAAACAAGTGGATTTAGTGGTTCTATTGACTCTGGTTATTCTGGAATTACTACAGTGGTTGGTTCTAGTATCATAAATTTAGGAATGCAATTTACAAATGGATTATCAAATCCAGAGATAAATAAAACATCTGGAGATATTATCTACATTGATAATAGACCTTTAGTAGAAAGAAATCTTAGGCAAAAAGAAGACGTTAAAATTATCCTGGAATTCTAAAAAATGGCTCAAAAAACAAATCTAAATGTAACTCCATATTTTGATGACTTTGATCCATCTAAAAATTATTATAAGGTTCTTTTTAATCCAGGAAGACCAATACAGACTAGAGAGTTAAATACTTTACAATCTATTTTACAAAATCAGATTGAAACTTTTGGTAGTAATATATTTAAGGAAGGTTCTATTGTTATCCCAGGAAGCACGACTTATGACAATAATTTCTTCTCTGTAAAATTAAACTCTCTAAATTTTGGGATTCCAATTTCAGAATACCTTGACAAATTCATTAATAAAACAATCATAGGGCAAGCTTCAGGAATAAGTGCAGTAATTCAATCAATTGAATTACCTAACCAAATCAATATTGAGTTCCCAACTATTTTCGTTAAGTATATTAGTTCGGATAGTAATAACGAATTCAATTTATTTCTTGATGGTGAAGAATTATATTGTACTGAAGATATTACGTATGGAAATACAGTTATCAATGCAGGAACAATATTTTCCACATTAATTTCTAATGATGCTAGTTCAATTGGATCAGCAGTTTCAATCAGTGATGGGATTTATTTTATCAGAGGAACTTTTGTAAGGGTAAATAAACAAACTTTAGTTTTAGATCCATATATCAATAATTCTTCATATAGAATTGGACTAAAAGTGTCTGAGGAAATTACATCTTCTAAGGATGATTCTTCTTTATATGATAATGCAAAGGGATTTACAAACTTTGCAGCTCCTGGAGCAGATAGATTAAAAATTTCAACTACGTTAACTAAAAAATCTTTAGATGATTTAGATGATACTGATTTTATTGAAATCTTAAGGGTAAAAAAAGGAAAATTACAAAAAGTAGAGAATAAAACACAATATAATATTCTTAAGGATTATCTAGCACAGAGAACTTATGATGAGTCTGGTAATTACACTGTTGAACCATTTCAAATATCTGCTCATGAATCTCTAAATGACAGATTAGGAAATGATGGATTATTTTTCGATACCGAAAAAACAGAATCTGGAAACAAGCCATCAGATGATTTGATGTGCATAAAACTTTCTCCAGGAAAAGCTTACGTTAGAGGATACGATATTGAAAGAATAGGATCTACAATCATAGATGTTGAGAAACCTAGAGATACTGAAGTAGTTCCTTCATCCCTAGTTCCGTTTGAAATGGGAAATTTGATTAGAATAAACAATGTTTATGGAAGTCCCCTACAAAAAAATGTGATTTATTTGCAGGATGCAAGAAAAACTGGTGACAGCGTAGCCGCTGGTACTACAATAGGATATGCGAGAGTATATAATCATAATCTAACGGATGCCCCATACTTGTCTCCTAGTTCATCTTGGGATTTGTACTTATTCGATATTCAAACATATACATCAATTGAATTAAATTCATCTGTTAACGCATCCGAAGTTCCAATATCTGCTTATATTAAGGGAATGAGTAGTGGTGCAAGCGGATATTCAGTATCCGCTGGAAGTGGAGTGATTATCTACTTGTCACAAACTTCGGGAACTTTTATATCTGGAGAACAAATATTAATCAATGGAAATACTACAACCGTCCGTAGTATTAAGACAGTCAGAGCATATAACACTAAAGATATAAAATCCGTAATACAACCAACTTCTATCTCTGGATATTCAGCGCCATTTACTGCAGATACGGAATTATTCACACAACCTGTAAGGGGATTTTCTGGAAATGAATTTGTATCAATCGCAGGAACGACCATTGTTCCAGCAACTATAACTGCTAATGGTAAACTTTTTTCTGGATTAAAAGTTGGAGATATAGTTAGATATTCTAGACCAGGATTTACTCTACCTACATTCAATTCTATACTTTCAATATCTCCAGATGGAAGATCCATTGGAGTAGCAACTGTTCTTTCGGTAAGTAATGTATGTGATGGTGGAATTTCTACAACAACAATTTCAAGTCCATTTAGTATTATTTCACCTAAAATAATAAATGAAAAGAATGGATATCTTTTTTCCATATTACCTAATAATAGTATAGAAAGTATAAATCTTAATAATTCTGTGCTATCATTTACAGCCCAAGCTAATCTAAACACTACACTTAGTGTAGCCACATTATCATTGAGTGTAAATGATTTTAATCTCCCAACTAATTTAGTTGGTGCTTTATTTCAACCTTTTGATGTAGAACGATATTCTATTACTTATAGTGATGGAACTGTAGAGACACTTACTTCAGATAAATTTAATTTGAATCTTAACCAAGTATCTTTCAGCGGACTTACAGTTGGAAAAACTGTGGATGCAGTAACGGCATCTTTTATAAAACCATCGATTGTTACTAAAATAAAAAATCTTAATAGAAGTCAAGTATTAAATGTAACTAGATCAAAATATGTTGGATCTGGAACAACGGCAGGAAATAACATAAATGATGGATTGACCTATAATAAATTTTATGGACTAAGAGTTCAAGACGATGAAATCTCCTTAAATTATCCAGATGTAACAAATGTTGTTGCTATTTTAGAATCCCTAGATAATTCTTCACCAGTTCTCGATCAATTATCGTTTTCTGTAATTATAAATGTTACAACAAATGTTATAATTGGTGAAAATATTATTGGTGCCACTAGTGGAGCTATAGCTAGAATTGTTTCTAAACCAGCTGGATCGCCAAATAATGTTGAATTTGTTTACTTAAATCAAGAAAGATTTCTTGAGGGTGAAATAGTAACATTTACGCAGTCTAAAATTACAACTGATATAAAAACCGTTCTTTTAGGTTCATACACAGATATAACTAATAACTATACGTTAGATAAGGGGCAAAGAAGTCAATATTATGATTATGCTAGAATAAAAAGAAATCCAGGTGGTTTTGAACCATCTAGAAGATTAACAATAATATTTGATTATTATTCAGTTCCATCATCTGATAATGGTCATGCGTTTACAGTTCTTAGTTATGCAAATAGTGGTGGTGATTATGGAAAGGATATTCCTGTTATAGAAAATCAATCTATTAGAGCATCTGATACTATAGATTTTAGACCTTATGTTGATGTATTTTCTGGAATTACTACATCACCATTTGCCTTTGAGGCTAGAAATTTTTCATCATCATTAAAAGTAATTGCATCTCCTGGAGAATCCACTATTATTGGTTATAGTTATTATCTACCAAGAATTGATAAGATTTACTTGAATAAACTAGGTGAATTTATTGTAGAAAAAGGTACCTCTTCTAGAGATCCAAAACCACCAATTATTGCTGATGATGTAATGGAATTAGCAACAATATTTCTTCCACCATATCTTTATTCACACAGGGACATAAAATTCTCTTTAGTTGATAATAGAAGATATACTATGAGAGATATTGGAAAAATTGAAGGTAGAGTTCAAAATTTAGAAAAGGTAACATCCTTGTCTCTATTAGAATTGAATACATCAACTTTACAAATACGAGATGCCAATAATACAGATAGATTTAGAACAGGATTTTTTGTTGATGATTTCAAAGATAATTCTAGACTAAATCGTAGAGTGTCAAGGGTAGAAGTTAATGAAAATCTCAAGGTATTGACACCATTTATTTCTAAAAATAGTCTTGCTAATCAAATTATACCAGCAGAACAAATTACAGATGAAAACTTAGATTTATCTACTAATTTTGCGCTATTGGACGAAAATGTTCAAAAAACTGGAAATGTAGTAACACTGAAATATGAAAGTATTGGGTGGATTGAGCAAAAATTAGCAACAAAAGTTGAAAATGTCAATCCATTCCACGTTGTAGTGTATGCTGGAAAAATTACATTATCACCACAAAGGGATAGTTGGGTTAGAACAATACAATTACCAGATAGAAGAGTTTTTGTAACCAATACCAGAACAAGAACTGATGTGAGAGAAAACTTCAACACTATTGAATCTAGGGTTCCAAACCCTAGAAGAGCAGGACAGACAGATGTTTCTACATCTCAAAGTTTATCTGTAGAAAATTCTCAAGAAGTTGATGTGGCTAGTGTGGTTATTAATGGATTAGAATCAACAGCACCAGAAACATTTATGAGGTCTAGAAATGTTGAATTTTCTGCAGTAAACTTAAGGCCAAATGAAAGATATTATCAATTTTTGGATGGCAGTAGCGGAGTGCATTTCATACCTAAATTGTTGGAGATAGCAATTGATGCATCATTATCTAATTACGGAGCATCTGCTGCATTCACTGTAGGTGAAACTGTTATTGGTAGATATGATGATAAAAATATTATAAGTTTTAGAGTTGCGAAATCAAATCATAAATCTGGATTATTTTCAAATCCAGATCAAATTTATACTCAGAATCCTTATATTACTTCTGAGATTGTGCCTATTGAGTATAGCCAATCATCAAAAATTCTTAACATAGATACTTTTTCACTATCACAAGAAGCGCAAGGAAAATATTCAGGATATCTAAAAAAAGGAGCAGTTCTTGTAGGTCAAACTAGCGGAGCAATTGCATATGTAAAAGATCTAAAACTAATTGCGGATAATTTTGGATCCGTAGTTGGATCATTTTTCCTAGAAAATCCAAATCAAACCCCAACCCCAACAGTGAGAATTACCGCTGGGACTAAAACATTCAAACTATCTTCTAGTCCAACAAATGAGTCTCCACTACCAGGAAGTACTTTTATTTCATCTGGAGAAACTAATTACGTTTCGGAGGGAACTATTGAGTACTATCGAAGAATTGAAACTCAAACCACTACTAGAACTAATGTTAGAACCTTAGTAATTAATAATGTAACGACTAGAACAAATTTTTATGATCCTTTAGCACAATCATTTGTTGTTGGTGGTAATATAGAAGCACCAAGTGCAATAAATCAAAGTGAAGATGTTAATGGAGCATTTTTGACTGCGGTTGATGTATTTTTTGCAAAAAAAGATCCAAGAAATGCTCCAGTTACTTGCGAAATCAGAACTATAGAATTGGGAACACCGACGAGAACAATTCTTGGAGAACCAGTGACATTAAATCCAAGTCAGGTTAATACTTCTACTGATGCTAGCGTTGCCACTAAATTTACTTTCCCATATCCAATTTTCTTAGAACCAGGAAATCAATATGCAGTTGTTTTATTAGCGCCAGAAAGTGATCAATATGAAGTTTGGATTGCAGAAATGGGGGAAAATACCGTCAACGCTGCATCTGTTGGTGGGGCAGAAAATGTAAGGTATACAAGGCAATTTGCTATTGGAAGACTTTACAAATCTCAAAATGGTTCTGAATGGACACCAAATGATTATCAAGATATGAAATTCAAGCTTTATAAAGCTAATTTTACAGCATCATCTGGAACTGCATTTTTCCAAAATACAACACTTGATCCAAGTAATGGATATGTTGATACACTATCAAAAAATCCACTAAGAACTATTTCAAGATCTCTAAAAGTTGGTATAAGCACTGTAACAGATAGTGCCGCTATAGCACAACTAAATGTTGGTAGAAAGATTGGACAGAGTAAAAATGATTTCACTTTTGGATACATAACTGGTGTTGGATCCTCGGTATCTTCAGTTGCAATTTCAACAGCAGGAACTAGGTATACTAGTGATGCATCAGTCAACACAATATCAATAACAGGTAATGGGACTGGATTGGTTCTTGGTATAACAACAGACTCTGTAGGTGGAATAAGTGCCGTTAGTGTTGTTTCATCGGGAAGTGGATATCAACAAGGGGATGTTGTTGGCATTGTGACCAGTTCTGTTAGTACAAACACTGGAACTGGAGCCCAACTTACAGTTAACGCTGCCAGTTTTGTTGATACTCTATACTTAGGAAACTTTATCGGAGAGGGTTTCACTACAGATGGATCTTCTAATCTTATCTATTATAATGATAGCAATGTAAGAGTCTCCTGGGCATCAACATTATTCACTAGTTCTAGTGTTCTTAATTCGTTAAGTTCTGGAAATGTAATCGCAATTGATCAATTAGGACATGGAATGTATGCATTGAATAATAAGATTACAATAAACAATGCAAAAAGCACTGTTCCACCTGTTAAGATAATTTCACCATTAACAATATCGTCAACGTCAATTTCAGTTTCTGCTGGAAGCACAACTAACTTTGGTAGTTTTGAAGGTCATCGTGTATCTGCCTTAAACCCAGGATATATAAAAATTGATAATGAAATTGTTAAGTATGAATCTGTAGATGCAACTGGCACAATCAGTGGAATAACTAGAGGTATAGATTCAACAATAGCTGTTCCTCATAATCTGGGTTCGCTTATTTACAAATATGAATTAAATGGTATTTCTCTGAGAAGAATTAATAAAACTCACAGTATTAGTTCTCTTGGTGTTGATATTGATAATTATTATATTCAAGTTGAAAGACTTGTAAGCGGCTCTGTTGATAGATCTAGTGATAAAGATAGTTTGAATGCCACTCTCCCAAGTAGTCCTATGGTCAATTTTGAATCTAATGGGTCATTTGGTGGAGATGAAGTTACTGCAACTAAAAATCTCCTTTATACTTCTATTGTTCCAGCATATGAAAATATTATCCCAGGAACTTCTACTGGAATTACTGCAAAAATAAGAACAGTAAGTGGAACAAGTGTTGATGGAAATGAAGTATCGTTTGTAGATCAAGGTTTTGAGGATGTCTCAATAAACAGAGAAAATTTACTGACTTCAGCAAGAATAGTGTGTTCAAAAGTTAATGAAACCGAATATTTAAGCGCCATGCCAAGAAATAAATCTTTGATTACCGCCTTGACATTATCTACCACTAATCCAATATTGTCACCGTTAGTTTTTGTGAATAATTGCTTTAGTGAGTTTAGAAGTGCTAGATTTAATAATCCAGTTACAAATTATGATTTAGACCCAAGAGTAAATTCACTAACTGATGATCCTAATGCTGCTTATTATGTTTCAAATACCATTCTTCTTGAGCAACCATCTTCAAGTTTAAGAGTTATATTATCAACCTTCAAACACTCGTCTGCAGATATTAGAGTTCTTTATAATTTGATTAGACCAGATTCAAGTGAAGTCGAACAATCTTTTGAGTTATTCCCAGGATATGATAACTTAACTATCGATAATGATCAAGATGGTTTCCTTGATGTTATAGATCCATCTAAGAATAACGGATTATCTGATTTTAAAGTTGCATCTAGTTTAAATGGTGAATTTAAGGAATATCAATATACTGCCTCTGACATTGGACCGTTTACTGGATTTACAATTAAAATTATCTTTGCAGGAACAAATCAGGTTTATTATCCAATCATTAAAGACCTTAGGGCGATTGCATTAGCATGATACCAGTAAAAGGACACCCTGATTTATATCGGGATGAAAACACAGGTGCTATATTGAATTGTAATGATACAGGATATCAAAATTATATAAGTAATAAAAATTTGAAGGAGGCACAAAAACTCTCACAAAAACAAGAAATCGAAAACTTAAAAAATGATGTTAATGAAATTAAGTCCTTATTGATGGAGTTGATAAATGAATCCAGAAGAAATTAGTTTAGAATCAATTGATAAATTATTCGAATATGAAAAACACTGTCGTACTTTAGATCACTTAAGTAAGGACGAATTGATTAAGGTTGCAAAATTTTATTGCAAATTGTATTTCAAGCAGCAAGAAGTTATTGCATCCCTTGCAGAAATATAAATAACTCTAAATAAAATAATTAAAAATGGCAGTTTATGTAGCAAATATTGTTGTTGAACAGGGGTATGATTTTGCAGCAACTTTTGAACTTGCAGATTCACTAACTGACGGACCATTAAATTTGGTTGGATACGGGATTACCGCACAAATTAGAAAAAATTATACTAGTTCAACTTCTGTTTCTTTTGCTTCTACAATTACTGACCAGGCAAACGGTAAAATCAAAATCTCACTAACTGATACTCAAACATCACAATTGAAGTCTGGTAGACATGTGTATGATGTTGCTATTCAATATGGGGGGTTTTCTTCCAATAGTGATAAACTAAAAGTAGTTGAAGGAACTGCATTAGTAAGACCAGGAGTAACACGATAATGGCAAAACCAGCATCAAGACAAGAACTTATTGATTATTGCCTAAGACGCCTAGGTGCTCCTGTGTTGGAAATTAATGTTGATGATGATCAAATCGACGATTGTGTTGATGACGCACTGCAATTTTTTCAAGAAAGACACTTTGATGGTGTTGAAAGAATGTATTTGAAATATAAAATCACACAAGCAGATATTGATAGAGGTTCTGCTAAAAATACAGGCGGCATAGGAATTGTCACAACTACTGGAACATCTAATATAACGGGATATGGATCTACAACATTTAATTTTTACGAAACTTCAAACTACATTCAAATTCCAGATTCAGTAATTGGTATTGAAAAGGTCTTGAAATTTGATACAAGTGATATTTCAGGAGGAATGTTTAGTATAAAGTATCAGTTGTTCTTGAATGATCTTTTTTATTTCGATTCTGTTGAACTTCTTCAGTATGCAATGGTAAAAAGATATCTAGAAGATATTGACTTTTTACTTTCAACTGATAAACAGATTAGATTCAACAGAAGACAAAATAGAATGTATCTTGATATTGACTGGGGTGCTCAAAAATCCAATTCATTTCTGGTTATTGATTGCTATAGAATTTTAGATCCAGATAATTTTACTAAAGTTTACAATGACAGTTTTTTGAAAAGATATCTTACTGCTCTGATTAAAAAACAATGGGGTCAAAATCTTATAAAATTTAGAGGCGTAAAACTCCCTGGTGGAATTGAACTAAATGGGAGAGAAATTTATGATGATGCCGAAAAAGAAATAGAATCATTGAGATCTAGAATGGCAATTGACTATGAACTTCCACCATACGATTTCATTGGTTAACATATGGCACTCAATCCTTATTTTTTACACGGAGCGCCAAATGAACAAAATTTGGTGCAAGATATTATTAACGAACATTTGAGGATGTTTGGGATTGAGGTTTACTATATCCCAAGAAAATATATCAAAACAGATAATATTATTAAAGAAGTACAATCGTCAACTTTTGATGATTCTTTTCTTATTGAAGCATACCTAAACAATTATGAAGGATATGCACCAGGTTCTGATATTATGACAAAATTTGGCATTTCATTAAAAAATGAACTGACTCTTACAATATCAAGGGAAAGATTTGAAGATTTTATTGCGCCTATTCTTCAAAGTATTATACAAGGTGATGAATCCTCAAAGAATACTGAAGGTTCCGCATTATTTGCAACTAGACCAAAAGAAGGAGACTTAATTTATTTTCCATTAGGGCAAAGAATATTTGAAATAAAAAAAATTGAATTTGATAGACCTTTTTATCAACTTGGTAAAAATTATGTTTATGAATTGCAATGTGAACTCTTCGAGTATGAAGATGAAGAAATTAATACCAGTATTTCAGAAATAGAAGAAAGAACAAAAGATATTGGGTTTATCACAACCCTTACTTTAGTTGGAGTTGGTTCAACTGCTACTGGAACCGCACTAGTTGGACTATCAACAGGTGTTCAAAAAATCTATCTCAACAACGATGGTTATGGTTATACTAGTATTCCAACAGTTACCATATCAGCACCACCTGCAGGTGGTGTAAGGGCAACAGCAGTTGCTATAACAACTTCCATTGGCAGAGGTAAAGTTGCAATCAGGGAAATTGCACTCACTAATGCTGGATATGGATATACAACAATCCCAACTATTACTATTAGTGGTGGTGGAGGCATTGGAGCGGCAGCCACGGCTGGCATAAGCACGGGTAGTGGTGTTTATAAAGTCAATATTACAAGCGGTGGTAACAACTACTATAAGGCGCCTCTGGTAACTTTTTCATCACCTGGAGCGGGAACAACTGCAGTTGGTATTGCAAGTATTTCTAATGGTCAGGTTCAAGCAGTTCTAATTACAAATACTGGATTTGGATATACTTCACCAACGGTTACTTTTGCTGCACCACCAATTGTTGGCGTAGGAACATTCATTGCAACGGAAACTGTAATTGGTCAAACTTCTGGAGCAATTGCTATTGTAAAAGAATGGATAAACAAAGCAGGTATCAGTACAAGCACACTCAAAATACAACTAAATAGTGGTACTTTCTCTCCTGGAGAGCTAGTTGTCGGATCTGCCTCCTCTGCTTCATATATTGTTAAATCTTACTTAGATGACGATATATATGATCCATATAGACAAAACGAAGAAATAGAGGATGCAGCTGATACATTTTTAGACTTTTCAGAAGGAAATCCATTTGGTACTTATTAATGTTAGGAACTTATTATTACCATCAAATTATTAGAAGAACAATCATTGCTTTTGGGACTTTATTCAATGATATTCATATTCAACATCAAAATGCTGATGATGATGTTATTTCTGACTTAAAAGTTCCATTATCGTATGGACCCATACAGAAATTTTTAGCTAAAGTACAACAACAAAAAGATTTAGAAAGACCAATAGCAGTGACGCTACCTAGAATGTCATTTGAGATGACATCAATTTCATATGATGGAACTAGAAAAGCAGGTGTTACACAGACATTCAAAGCAAGTGATGGACAAAACTTGAAAAAAGTTTTTATGCCAGTTCCATACAACATAGGATTTCAATTAAGTCTTATTGCAAAGTTAAACGATGATGCCCTTCAAGTTGCGGAACAAATTTTACCATTTTTTCAACCGTCTTTCAATCTAACTGTAGACTTAGTTGACTCCATCGGTGAAAAGAGAGATATTCCAGTTGTTTTAGAAAATATTTCATTTCAAGATGACTATGAAGGTGACTTTTCAACAAGAAGAACTTTGATTTATACATTTAATTTTATTGCTAAAACGTACTTGTTTGGACCTGTTGCAGCGACAACTGATGGTCTTATTCGTAAGGTTCAAGTTGATTATTATGGCAGCACAGATACTAAAAATGCGAAGAGAGAAATGAGATATACCGTAGAACCAGATCCAATTAATGCTGGTCCTGATGATAATTTTGGATTTGATGAATCGCTAGAAATGTTCTTTGATGGAAAAGAATATAGTCCAACGCAAAAAGTAGATATCTAATTCATAATTATGAATAAAAATTTTGATGCCATAGATAAGGTTCTTAATACGGACTGTGATATTGTAGAGGTTAATCCAGAGTCTTTGGAAATTGATGTTGTTGATGAAATAACTACTATAGAAAAAAGTAAAAATTCAGTTGATATTGAAAAAGATTATGAATATACAAGGGCTAATCTTTACTCTCTAATAGAAAAAGGTCAAGAAGCTATCAATGGAATTTTAGAACTTGCTGGTGAAAGTGATTCACCACGAGCTTATGAAGTTGCAGGACAACTCATAAAAAGTGTTGGAGATGTAAGTGATAAATTGATGGATCTTCAGAAAAAATTAAAAGATGTTGAAGAGACATCAACAAAGACAACCAACACAGTTAATAATACTGCTCTATTTGTTGGGTCCACTGCTGAATTATCAAAACTACTAAAGCAAGGTTTTCTAAATAATAAAGAAGATTCTTAATAAAATGAGTTGGTCTAACAAATATAAAAGATCAATAAACTGTGATAATCCTAGTGGATTTTCTCAGAAAGCTCATTGTGCTGCTCGCAAAAAAAGAGCAAAGGGTGAAGAGACTAAATCAAAATCACCGTTCAATGAAATGAATAATCCTCGCATACCCAAAAAACCAGGACAACCAAACAAATCTGATAAACACTCTGATCTCTATACAGATGAAGATCCGAAAGGAACAATTCATGGATTGGGATTTAAGGATGTTGCAACTGCAAAAGAAAGTGTTTCAAAAATAAGAAACTCTGGAAGATCTCATGCTCACAAAATTCAAGCAGCAATTGCTATGGAACAAAGAGCAAGAGTGATGGGAAAGACTTCTGAAGCTGCTATTTTTAGAAAATTTATTAACTCAATGAAAAAGAAAACAGAAGAAATGAATGAGGAAAAAAAGAAAAATAGGTGCAAATCAGGAAACTATTATTGCTATACAGATAAAAAGTGTAAACCAATTCCTGCTGGATATATGATAGGTCGTGATGGTATGCTTGATAAAGAAGATGATTCTGAAGGAAATGGTTCTAATGGAAATGGAAATGGTTCTGATATATCTGAAGAAGGTCTTCGTGACTGGTTTGGCAAGTCCAAATCAAAGGATGGTAAAGGTGGTTGGGTTAATGTCGTAACAGGTGGCACGTGTGCGAGTGATGAACCAGGAGAAGGAACTCCTAAGTGCGTCTCTTCTGCAAAGAGAGCAAGTATGACAAAGGCAGAAAGACTATCTGCCGCAAGAAGAAAGAAGGCAGCAGATCCTGGACAACAGGCAAAAACTGGTGCTGCAAGTCCAACTTATGTCTCAACTGATTCACCAAGGAAAAAAAGACAGAAAAGAAAAACACGTAAAGAAGAAACTGATTTAGTAGGACTGATTGAGAAAAAACTTTGCAACCACACTAAAAAGGGCACATACTGCCCATGTCACGGAAATGAGGAGTGCCCAACAGTGTCAAAGACAAGGGATCACGAGTATTCTATGGCTCGTTCAGAACTATCTACAATAATTGGTGCTGCCAAGAGACTGAGAAAAAAAATGGCAAAAGGTGAAGGAAACGTAGAAGCATGGGTACAATCAAAGATCACAAAAGCCGCTGACTACATAGATACAGCAGCAGATTACGTTGATAGTGGAGAAATGAACGAAGAATCGGACAGAAAGGGTAAAGGTAGTGGCACAAAGGATGCCTGTTACTATAAGGTCAAGTCAAGATATAGCGTCTGGCCCTCTGCATATGCCTCTGGAGCACTAGTG